GAAGAAGCGCGCCGCACCGCAGACAAAGAGCACCGTCGCACCGTCAACCGTCGCGTCATCGCCGACCTTATAGCTCAGGGCATCCCCGAAGAATTCGCGCAGAAAGCAATGCTGGCTATCGCTGGCGGAAAAGTGCAGGACGCGCACATCAAATATTGAGGCGAATCATGAATATCACATGCGAGTGCGTAGACATGCGCACGTCCGTAGGCCCCCACAACACCATCAAAGTAGAGATGGAAGGCGTTGTGCTGGCCGGTACCGTTAAAACCCGTGACGTACTACCCCAGCTCGACGGCGCTGAAGTCATCGAGTGGCTGGCTGAACAGGGATACGTCATCACTCATCAGGAGCGTGCAGCATGACGGCGGCAGAACGGTGGGATGAAGAGTCATTCCTGCGCCTTATGCGCGACGTGCTGCCGGAAAAGCCGGATGGTGATGACGAGCCAGTCAACCTGGCCGCCGAGCGGCAGAATCCGGTCATTAGCTGGGATGAATTTGCGGGGAATTACACATGAACCTTGATGAATTAGATGCGCCATTTGCCAGCGAGGATATTGAGTGGCGTATTCAGCAGGCGGGAAAAAACAATAACGGCATCTGGGCAAAGGTGCTGGCCTACGTAACTAACCGCGCAATCATGAAGCGGCTGGATGAAGTATGCGGCAAATCTGGCTGGCGTAACGAATACCGCGATATTCCGAATAACGGCGGTGTTGAGTGCGGTATTTCCATCAAAGTTGATGGCGAGTGGATCACCAAGTGGGATGCGGCAGAAAACACTCAGATTGAAGCTGTGAAAGGTGGTCGTTCTGGTGCCATGAAGCGCGCCGCCGTGCAATGGGGGATCGGTCGTTACCTATACAACCTAGAAGAAGGGTTCGCAGTGGTTTCAGCAACGCGCGCGCCCGGGTTCCAGTACGCCAAATCAAAAGAGGTTGGTCAGTTCTACTGGAAAGCTCCCGCACTGCCTGCCTGGGCACTGCCATCAGGAACACCAATCGAGCAGGACCAACAACCGCATGATGGTCACCAGCAGCGAGACCAGGCACCGCAGTCAGTGGATGCGGACAAAATCCTCGCCGAATTCTCTGACTACGCCAACTCGGAAAATGATAGCGATCGGCTTAAGCATCGTTATGAAGAAACATGGAAATTGCTGAACGGCTTTGCTGAGCACCAGGGCAAATGCAAAGACGTAACTGGCATTCGACTCAAAGAACTTAAACAGGCGGCGTAAATGGCTAGCAAAGGCGTAAACAAAGTGATCCTAGTCGGTAACCTCGGGCAAGACCCCGAGGTCCGTTATCTTCCGTCCGGCGGCGCAGTGTGCAGCGTGACGCTGGCAACTTCGGAGTCATGGCGAGATAAAGCCACTGGCGAACTTAAAGAGCAAACAGAATGGCACCGCGTTGTTCTGTTCGGAAAGTTGGCTGAGGTGGCCGGGGAATACCTGCGCAAGGGATCTCAGGTCTATATCGAGGGTCAGCTGCGCACCCGCAAATGGACAGATCAATCCGGTCAGGAAAAATACACCACGGAAGTGGTGGTCAACGTTGGCGGCACCATGCAGATGCTGGGTGGCCGTCAGGCCGGTGGCGCACCGGCAGGTGGCGGTCAGAGCCAGCAGAATGGCGGTTGGGGTCAGCATCAGCAGCCGCAGGTCGGCAACCAGTTCAGCGGCGGCGCACAGTCACGTCCGCAGCAGCAGTCGGCACCAGCCCCATCTAACGAACCACCAATGGATTTCGACGACGATATTCCGTTTGCTCCTGTAACTCTTCCCTTCCCTCGCCATGCTATTCACGCAATTTAAGGATGAAAATGAACCACTTAATGATTGACCTCGAAACGATGGGGAGCGGACCATACGCGCCGATCATCTCCATTGGCGCTGTATTCTTCGACCCGAACACTGGCGCAACAGGCGATGACTTCCAGGTGAATGTATCGCTTGAGTCATCAATGAGGTTTCGCGCCCGGCCTGACGCCTCAACAATACTGTGGTGGATGGAGCAAGGCGAGGATGCGCGAAAGGCGTTAACCAATGACACCGAAGAGCTTTCCACCGCTCTGTGTTGGCTATCTGAATTCATCGCCAAACACGCCAAGCCGAGATTCGTTCAGGTATGGGGCAACGGTGCATCGTTCGACTGCGTCATTCTCCGTAACAGCTATGCACTGATCGGGCAGGAAGCGCCGTGGCAATGGTGGAATGACCGAGATGTCCGCACAGTAGTTGAGATGGGTAAAGCGATCGGCTTCGACCCTAAGCGCGATATCCCATTTGAAGGCACCCGCCACAGTGCGCTGGATGATGCTATTCATCAGGCCAAGTATGTCTCTGCTATCTGGCAGAAGTTAGTCAAATAACCCCCGCTAAGGAATACCAAATGTCACAACCTCCTCAAGGGGCGGGATACTTTCGTGCGCCCAAAAAATTGGAAACAAAGGAGCAAGTCATCGCTCGGGTCTGCGCTTACCTTGAGGAGAGTCTGGGTAAGAAGCGGGTTGAGAACCGAACTCCAGAAGAGATTCAGCAGGCTGAGGATGATTACTGGACCGAGAAGCTTCTACGTCGCTACGAAGCCAAGCTATGGCACGACAACTTCATGGCCTCTTTCCAGCCTCGATACGAAGCCTGTGGACCGAAACTCCCCTCTCGCACTCGCTACGGGAAAATTGATTATTTCGGCCGCGGCGGCGCGGTAAGGAGTGAATGATGACTCACGCTCACGACGACATCAGGGTAGGCAATCTGTGCCTGCCCTTCATTGGTAACGGCTGGCTAATGCCATGGGGTGAAGTGGTCAGCAATCCATTAAAGGCCCAGCGGCTCGCTGAGGAATATCGGGAAAGGCAGGAGGCAGCATGACAGCACAAATCACCCGGGAGCTTATGGCTCCCTTTTTATTGCTGGCGTTCACATTCAACCGAATTAACCGACAGTTCCGGGAGCATTGACCATGATTACTCAGGCAAGACTTAAGGAGTGCTTAGATTATGACCCGTTTACTGGATCGTTTACTTGGATAAAATCCACCGCTTATTGCATAAAGCCGGGAATGCCAGCTGATAGCCTGACCTGCAATGGTTACATCGGGATTAAGCTCGACGGGAAGAATTACTTGGCGCACAGATTAGCCTGGCTTTACATGTTTGGCGAATTCCCTCCAGGTCATCTTGACCATATCAACTGCGTTCGTACCGACAATCGCATCGCAAATCTACGCCCAGCGACTCACACCCAAAACATGCACAACCAAAGGCTGCGCAAGACCAACAAAAGCGGTCACAAAGGTGTCAGTTGGTGCAATAAAACTAAGAAATGGCACTCCCAGTGCATGTTTGAGAGAAAGAAATATCACTTGGGTAAATTTGAAAATATTGAAGATGCAATTCAAGCCGTTGAGTCATTTAGAAATGCACGACATGGCGAATTTGCTAATCACGGACAAACCGCGAGTAAGGAGTAGCCATGGACATCATCGATACAGCAGCAGAGATTGAAGAGCTTCAGCGTAACGCTGCCCTTTCCGCTCACCGACTCAACCGTAACGCCGTATCAGCTGAGCGTTGTGAAGAGTGCGACGAACCGATTCCCGAGCCGCGGCGAGCTGCCGTTCCCGGCTGCCAGACCTGCGCGGAGTGCCAGGGTGTTATAGAGCTGAAGAATAAGCAGAGGGGGATGTGATGGATTACAGCAAGCTAAGCGATTTTGAGATTAACCGGGCGGTGGCTATCGCCATAGGTTTTCATCAAGATGAATGTGATATAGCCAAGCGTGGATCACCTTCGGTTGGCGTTGAGTGGAATGAAGATACGGGGCTTCCAATAAGGGTATTCGACTACTGTAATAACCCGGCTGATGCATGGCCGATTATCATTGGTAAAAAGTTAAGTATCGTCAATGCAGATGATGAATGGCTTTGCCTTCCTGAGGATACCGCAGTGGATGGAATCACCGGTGACGGAGTTCAGATGATTTACTCAGGCGCTGGGATTGTGCACGCCAATCCTCTGCGCGCAGCTATGGTGATGTTCCTAATTATTCAGGATGAATCAAATGCTGACATTTAAGCACTTCATAGACAGGCCAACATGGGCCGCAGCTGCTGGGTATTCGTTCAATTACTTTGACTGTATGTCTTATACGGCAGGCATGTACGGCGGCGTTTTCGTAGCTATCCGCAATGTCTTCTATGACTTTTTTAGCACGGAGCTGCGAGAGTTACCTCTGGTTCTCTCCGTTTTGGTTCTTGCTGGGGCAGGTGTTGTTTTATGGCCTGTTATTTTCTGGATACCAGCTATCTGGATATGGATTCGTTGTCGTCACCACCGCAATAAATATCACCGTGGCAGCGGCATGACAGAGGCAGCCAGAAATAATCTTAAAGTCTGGAAGTCGCAACTTGACCGTGAATTCAGAAAAGAATCGCTGCGTTCCCAGCGTGCGGCATGAGGAGAGAGCGTGAAACCTTACGAATCGAAGAAATCGCAGTTCACCAGAAACCTGATCCGGCGGCGCCATGCTGAATGGTCAGAAAAGACCTTCGGCAATGTCGGTCCAGTCGGACCGCTGAAGCACCTTTCGATAGAGGCGCTGGAAGCTGCCGCCGATCCTGGTGACCTCAGCGAATGGGCTGATATGCAGTTTCTGCTATGGGACGCACAGCGGCGCGCCGGTATCACCGATGAGCAAATCACCGCAGCGCTGGAAGAAAAGCTGAAGGTGAATATGGCTCGCCAGTGGCCGGGACCGAAAGACGGTGAGCCACGCCTTCACATCAAACCATGACGCAACTGATAGCCAGTTATGAGCTGGCTATTGGGTGCGAAAGCACTGCCACGTTATCCCTTTTGCCATCCACTGTGAGGGCATTCTTTTTGGGAGTTCACCATGCAAATAACTCTTCCGAAGTGGATTGGGTTTCTAATTATGCTGATTCTCCGCCCTGGCATTACTGCATCCTGCGCTGCATATCTGATGCTATATGCAGATGGCAGTTGGTATCACTTCCTATCTGGCGCACTGGCCTTCAAATCCTGCATCGAAACTCACGACATTTACAAAGAGGTCAGAGATGCAAGGTAATCCCATGACCTGGCTCATCGCCGCACTTATGGCGCTGGGCGCTCTCATCTCATTTCTTCACGAACCGGAAGGTGTGCAATGGCTGCTTTTAATGTGGGCGCATTGATTTACCATCCTGATTTCGATTAATCAACACGTCAATGCGGCCTCGCATATAATGCCAGGTGGCTAAGGAGTTCTCATGGCTAAGCTTCTCAATTTGCAGGAATGGGCTGCTGAGGTCTACACGACTCCACCCTCCCTTTCTACTCTGCGTCGATGGACGCGAGAGGGGCGAATTTATCCCGCGCCGGAGCTGCACGGAAAGGAATATAAGGTTCAGCCTGACGCTATCTACGTGGATCCGCGCAAGAAGAATCTGCGCGCTAAACCGAAAAACACCAAACTGCCGTCCGGCGGCACCTTACTGGAGAGACTGACTCATGGCGAAAAGGCCAGTACGTTACGACGCTAACCTGCCCCGTAACCTGACCTATCGTAAAAGAGACAGACTTTACAGCTGGCGCAATCCGGTGACCGGGCAGGAGATATCTCTTGGCCGGATTGATCGCAAGGACGCCGTTGCGCAGGCCATTGAGGCCAACAACTACATAGACCAGAATTACCTTCCCTCTTCTCTACTGGATCGCATAAAAGACGTGCCCACTTTCACGGTGGCTGCATGGCTGGAGCGTTACGAGGTGATTCTCGAGCGGCGCGAGCTGAAACCAAACACGATGAAGGTCAGGCGAAACCAGATCGCCACCATTAAGGAAGAGTTCGGCAAAATTCCCCTCGCTTCTGTCACGACAAAGGACATCGCCTCATTCCTTGAAGCGTACATTCTCTGCGATAAAAAGAGCATGGCTTCCGGGCTCAGGTCTGTGCTGATGGACATCTTCAGGGAGGCGATTGTGGAAGGACATGTCGACAGGAACCCGGCAGAACCGACGCGAACGCCGACACCGAAAGTTAAGCGAGAACGCTTACTGCTCGAACAATTCACGGTCATCCGCCAGGCAGCGTTAACTCATTCTGAATGGGCGCCAAACGCATGCGATCTGGCACTGGTCACCGGCCAGCGGCGGGAGGATATCTCACTGTTCAGGTTCAGTGACATTAAAGACGGGAGGCTTTTCGTTACTCAGGAGAAAACAGGTCACAAACTGGCGCTTCCCCTTGATTTGAGGCTGGACGTCGCCGGGCTTGTGTTGCAGGATGTCATTGATCGATGCCGGGTGAATAACCCTTCCGACTTCATGCTTTACTCTCCGGTCCGCCGCGGGGGAAGAAAGCCGGGGCCGCTAACGCCTGACGGTCTTACCCAAGCCTTTGCAGAGATAAGGGATTCGACCGGGTTAAAATTCGGACCTAATCCACCTCCTTTCCATGAGATCAGAAGTCTGGCGAGCAGGCTCTATGAAAAGGAGCGCGGGGAGGAATTTGCTCAGCGCTTACTCGGCCACAAAAGTTTAACAATGACCAAAAAATACCTGGACGCACGCGGTGCAGAGTATGTTATGGTTTAGACAGGATATGGAATATTCGAGTAATTTTCGGGGGATTTCGTGTTAATACCGAAAAAACCTTTGAAAAACAAATAGATAAAAAGAGACCGAATACGATTCCTGTATTCGGTCCAGGGAAATGGCTCTTGGGAGAGAGCCGTGCGCTAAAAGTTGGCATTAATGCAGGCTAAGTCGCCTTGCCTTTTAAGAATAGATGACGACGCCAGGTTTTCCAGTCCACAGTTAAAGCGGCCAGAAAAAAAGCGTTAAATCATCATCAAAAACAAAAAACCGCAGTGCTTTCGCGAGCATCTGCGGTTTTTTATTGGAAACCTGAACGCTAGCAGAGCTTGTCAGCGCGTTCGATAAACGGTGTCAGGCTCATCTTCTGCCCTGGGTGAGCCGGGTCATCAATCTGGATCACGCTGATGGGCTGGCCGCTGCTCTTGCCGCTGGCCACCTGCTGCTCTGCAACCTCATTCAACGGGTATTGCACCAGCGTACTCGGGTTGATCGCGTATAACGCATGGCCCGGACGACAGGTCAGCATCACCTCTTCGCGATTAAACGCCCACTTGTCTTTACCCACTTCAAAACGGCTGACGGTGATCACCTGCGGCGCGGCCAGAGCGCTCCCCGTGCAGGCCAGCAATAAGAGCGAAAGTACTGTTTTTTTCAT